AATTAAATACATGAAGCCCTACTGCTTCAAATTCACCTTGTGTTAATTCAGTTCCTTGTGATGCGTGTTTTAATTCATTTGCCATTTATTATTCACCCCCTAGTTCTTTATTTTCTGTCTGTATTTGTGCTATTTGCCCTTTGTTTGTAAATGTGTTGACTGACTGTGTTAGCTGAAAGCCACCACCAGCACCTGAAAAAGCACCCTGTCCAGCCATAGCCTGGTCTATCATTTCCTGTGTAATCCAGCCAGTAAATCCTGGTCTGTTTTTTATCATATCTATAATTGCATTTTTTAAAGCACCCTGACCTTGGGGACTTAACATACTTGGCATTCTTGATTCTATACTGCCACCACCACCACCAGGTACACCACGAGGAATTCCCTGAATTGCACTATGATAATCAAGCCATGATTCTGTGGCTAAATCAACTGCTTTCTCCTGTTCTTCTATAACTTTTTTATTTTTATTTATTGCTTCATTCAAAAAATCAGTTGCACTATCTATGTCTGAAAAAATTGGGAAAACTTTAGCAAAATTTGTTGTAAGTTCTTCAACTGCAATATTTGTAAGGTCTAAACCATCACGAATACCCACATAACCATCTGTTAAATTTTTTATACTTTCAAGTCCTTCATGTTCAAAAAATTCAAATAATTTAACATTTATGTCCATTAATCTTTTTGTTTTTTCTGTTGTTGTTTCCAATATTGGCCAGTATTTATTATAATACCAGTCACTTTGTTTCTGAAGCCCAACACCTGAAGCAAGAAAACCTGATAATGCCATTGACATTTTCCTGAAAGCTGATTCACCCTTTTTCCCACCCCCAGCTAAATCATTTATCCATGTTACTGCTGAAATTAAAGCTGGTACAAGTTTAACTGCCAATGCTTTTTTTAATTCATCTGATTGTGTCCCCAGTTCTGTCAAATCATCAGCTAAATCTTCAGCCAGTTTTGATTCTTCAGCAGTCCATGTTGACATTTTTCCAGCTTCTTTCAACAAATCCCTGAATCCAGCTTCGCCATTTGCTAAAGCTGGTAATAATGAAGTTCCAAATTTACCACCAAGCAAATCAATTGCCACCTGTTGTTTGTCCATTTCAGTTGTAAGACCAGCAATGCCATTAGCAACAAGCATAAATACTTCATCAGGTTTTAAACCTTCTAAATCCTGAACCCCTATGCCAATTCTTGCAAAAGCAGTTACATAATCAGTAACACCATTCCTGGCATCATCAACACGCATTATTAAAGTACGCATACCCCTTTCAAATCCATTAATGCTTGTCCCTGATAAATCAAATGCAATTCTTAAATCATCTAATTGTTCAACTGCAATTCCAGTCCTGGCTGACATTTTGCCTAACATATCCCCAACTTCAATAAATTGCTTAACTGAAGCAATTGCAAATCCAGTAACTGCCACACCAACTGCCAGTATGCCTACTTTCATTTTTGCAAAAACACCACCCATACTTTGCCCAAACCCTTTCATCTGCTGACTTGCCTGTTTTGTATTTGCTTTTATTAGTACGCTTAATTCACTTATGTTAGCCATTTAAAAATGCTTCCCTTAATTTATTCCACATCTTAGCCTGTTCAGGTGACATTTTACTTGCATCTGAATTAAATGCCACTTTTGAATTTTCAGCCATTCTGTAATCTAGTATTTGTTTTATCAAATTCCAATCCTGTTTTAATGCTTCCCCAGGTGTGCAACCAAAAGATTCACAAACTATTGAAATAAGTCCCTGTGCTGGTACTCCTACTGACCCTGTTGAGTCAAAGATGTATTTTGCAAGGGACTTAATTCTTTTTTTTGTTCACTTTCTGTTTCACCCATTGTTGCAGTTATTAACCAAAGTAATTCTTCATTGTATAATTCCTTAAACACTTCAGAATTTTTATAAGGTTTGGCTTTAGGTTCACCATCAATTCCTGTCCAGTTCCAATCAACTACCCTTTTTGCTAAAGATTCACAAATTGAATCCATTGCAACAGATAATTCATTTTCTTCACTAGAATTTCTGAATGTCCCCAAAGCCAAACTTTCCTTAATTGTTATTACTGGAAGAACCTTAACCCATTCATTTTCATGGAGTTTTACTGGTTCACCCATTTCTACAATTTTTCCTTCTTCAATTTTTTGCCCTATATGAATAATGCAATCTGAAGAATCCACTTCTTTTGGTTTTATTTTAAAGTTTTTCATTGTTGTCCCCCTTTATAATAAGTTTAACTTACTGCCCTACTTAGAGCCCCTGAAATCTGTAAATCAGCAGTATATGTTGAAGCACCACCCACATCAGAAGTTATTGAATAACTACTGACAAAAGCTGAACCTGAATATACTGGTGCGTTAGTTCCAGCCACTGCACCTGTTGTTTCAAAACTTGCAGTTGCACTTCCACTTCCTATTCTAGTAAATATTGTTGCATCACCCTGACTGGCTGATGGGTCAAAAAATCCACTTATAGAATAATTAGAAGTTGGTAAACCTTCAGTAAATGTTCCAGCAGAATCACCAAACGCAGTTACTTCAACAATATTTACATCTGTTGTCTGCGTAATATTTGTCAGTTCATCTTCAATAGCCACGCTATTAAAAGAAAAATCTGCTGACTTTCCTGATTGTCTTGCCATTTTGTTCTCCTATTTTTTTTGTTAATAAAATTTTTAATAAACTATTTAATATGTTCCTACTTCTACACCCATAGAAACCATGCAAGTAAAATTTGTGAAACTACTATACTGGCTTACTGTAATCTGCAAATTCTGAAAAACCTGTTCCTTCTGCCCAACCAACATTAGATGAATCCTGAATTTTAATTGTTGCAGTACCACTACCACTAACTGTTGTTATTCTTAAAGTTGCAGTTTTAGTGCTTCCAGCACTTAATGTTCCTATTGAAGATGCTGAACCTGTATCAACTCTTGAATCTGCCCTTACTCCTGTTCCTGTCAATGCAGTTGAACTTGGTGTATATAAAATTGCACTTCTTCTTATACTTTCAGTAGCAGTTGCAGTTGTATTCAGTGCAGTTGCACCATCAATTGGATTGTCCAGGCTTCTGCTTGTCAAATTTGCCTTAACTTCATAAGAATTATTGCCAACTGCAATTCCACTTGGTGCAATCATAACTTCACTTGTGCCACTTAAAGCATTTTCAATTATTTCATCTGATTCATCATCTGTAGGACTAAAAAAACTGTTTAAACTAAAATCAGCATTTGGTTTACCTTGCACAAATGTTGTTGCAGTATCACCAAATGCAGTTACTTCAGGTAAACTACTATTTACAGTAAAAGTAAATGAATTTGTAAATGTTTCAAATTGAAATCTGTCAATATAAATATCTGTAGATTTCGCTGATTGCCTTGCCATTATTCACCTTCCTTGATTTCTGTTTTTTCTTCATTATTATCTTTTGCTTTTTCTTTTTTCTTTCGTGGTTTTCTCACTTCTTTTAAAAAGCCAGTAGCCACTAATGAATCTATATCATATCCATTATCAATATCTTTCTGTCCCAGTTCTACAATATCCCCAACTGTGACAACAGTTTTGGCAAAATCAAATTTTAATCTTCCCTGTAATACTTCATAATGTTTGTTTGTTCTTGCTTCTGTCATATAAACTCCTAATCAACCATAACCTGAAAATCTATTTTTACTCCTATAAAAGGTGTGCCATTAAATTCCAGCCCACCATAATCCCTGTAACCTGTAACTAAAATATCTGAACCATGTGTGCTTAAACTTGTTGAATGTATATAAGCTGGTATTGACCCACTTCCTGTTGGTTCTAACAAATCATCAAGCGTGTCCTGGACTTCATCTAAATTACCACCCCTTGCAATCAGTACAGTTGTTTCAAATTCATGTGTCATACCATTGTTCATAGTGTCATTGTAAGTACCACCAATTGGCAGTACCCAACAAGCTGGTAATTCTCTTATGGTATCAGGAACAGTGTCATATACCCTTAACCCTGATATATTATCTAAAGAAGTTTGCACTGCATCTCTTATCCCTTTTAAACTCATGGTTTCTTAAACTCTCTTACAATATCCTTATCCAATTTTCTGTTTAATTCTCCTAATTTTTCACGCATTTTTTCATAAGCTGGTGCTAAAAATGGGATTCTGATTCTTGGGTCTGAACTGCTTGGTTTTAAATTAACCCCAAATTCTAAAGGCACTGCATAATGCACACCCTTATTTGTTGCAACATTGAATACTCTTGCAACTGCATCATATTTTGTAGCTTTTAATTTTGAGTCCCAACTTCCCTTTAATTTTCCTGGTTCTCCAGGATAACTTTTTGGAGGATTATATTTTACTGGTGAATATATTCTTGCCCAATTCTTTACTGTTACTGATGCTCTTTCCAAATATTTTTCCATAGGTTTACGCAATTTTCTGGGATTACTAAGTTTTTTATTTAACTCTTTTTCACCTTTTATTGTTACCCCTAATTTTGCTGACATAATTAAATCCTGTGCCTTCTTAATGGAATTAATAATCTCTGCACATCTTCATCAAGATTGTTCTGCACGTCAAATGGATTAAATTCAGGTGTTCCAATTGATGATGCGTAAGCAGTTAAGAATCTTTTACTTGTCCTGGCACTCTGCATATAACAAGCATTTTCAACTGCCTGTGGATATTTGTAAACATATACAGTTGCAC